TTCCAGCTCCAGGATCTCGGCCAGCCACTGCAGCGGCACCATGCCCTCATCACCCAGGGTGCCATTGAAGGCTTTAACCACCTTGGGGTGACGACGCAGCTTGGTGGATACCGCACGGCCTAGCACGCCAATGGTCGGGCGCATCACCACGCTATCCAGCGCATCGGCAATCGCGGTCAGCGGGTTGCTGTCCTCATGGCTCCACTGGCTGGTGCCCGAGAGCGTGGTTTTGTTGCCCGCCGCATAGTTGGCGGCATTGAAAACCGCATTGGAGGCACGCACCTCACGATCCAGCAGGATCAGGTTGGTGGTCTGCTCCGTAGCCCTGCCCAGCGGGTCGTAGTTCGGCGGCGCGTTGTCGATATCGCGCTGCGGTACCGGGGATTCCAGACCGTGGTCTTGGGTTGCACCGGTTTCTTCGGTGGCTGAGAAGTCCACCTGGTTGATACGCGACTTACGGCCAACTTTGGTATCCGGCACCGTGAAGCCTTCAGCCAGGTCGTGCTTGAGGTACTTGAACTCCTGCGCGCCCACCGGCACGCGCGGCAGCACCTGATCGGCAATCAGCCGGGTGTTGCGGTACGCAATGGCAATGGCAGTGAGCGCCGGGTTAATAGGGAACGGGGCATTACTCATGTCAGGTACTCCTGATGTGGCCGGGGCCGGTTAAGGGGCAGTCGCCGGAATGAAGCCAGGCGCGATCAAGGCGGACGCAATGTCGCCTGCCACGCCCGAGACCTCGGCGTACCCAACAATGAAAGTGTCCGCTTCTGCCGGCAGCGCCACGGCAATGGCACGGCCATTGGCATCAGCGGTCAGCGGAGCGCCTCGGGTCACGTTGCCACCGAAGGTCACGCTGGCCGGGCCGCTGCGCACAACGTCCACGGTCTCGCCAGCGGCGGCCGGAATGTCGGTGGTAACGCCCAGCATCATGGTGCTGCCGTCATCGGCCTGTACGGCCGCACCATCGGCAGCGCCGTGAGCGGCAATCAGGTACGCACCAATGGCGGCGGTGGCGGTGAACGGGGTAATGAGTCCGGGAATGTTCATAGCCGGTTAGGCTCCCTTGGTTACGTGGTTGACTGCCTGGCTGATGCTGATGTTGTTGCCAGCCTGGCGTTGCTCGGATTGATACGCTTTTGCGCGGGCGGCAATAGCGTTGGCGTCCTGGTCGTCGACGATGTCGCCGCCGCCGGACTTCTCGGCGAAGTCCACCTGCTTGGGCAGATCGCTCAGCAACCCGCGCAGCAGTTTGTCTGCCGGCTCGCTGATGGTCTGCTCGCCCTCGGCAAACTCCAGCGGGGTGTCGGTGGGCAGGTTCAGCAGCAGCGAGACGACTCGCGCTTTCTGACGCGGCAGCAGCTGGCCGGAGGCAACCAGCCCCTCGGCAAACTCGGCCGCTTCCTTTTCCTTCTCTTCAGCCTGGGCTGCGGCAATACGCGCCTCACCCTCGGCCACCTTGCGCTCACGCTCGGCGAGCTGTGTTTCGCGATCATCGTCGGCCATGGCTGGCTCCTCGGTGGCAGCTGCGCCGGCATCAGCCGCCGACGCGCCGTCGTTGCCCGGCTCTGGTGCTGCAGCGGCTGATGCTGCAGTACCGTCAACACCTTCAGGGGTTGGGGTATCACTGTTGGTTTGTTCTGACTCGGAGAACGCAACGTCACGCTCGGCGCTGTTGCGGGCGCTCTCCTCAATGGACTTGATCTGCCACTGGGGGATGATCAGCTCGGCCTGCTCGGCGCCATCGCGCTCGACGAACACATCGCGGAGGCGGCGCAGGATGTCGGCGATTGCCGTGAACGCATACGGGGCCTCGGCAAACTCAACCGCCAGCGCATCATCGTCCTCGGCGAACTCCAGCGCGGCATCGGGAATGCCCTTGATGGCCGGCGGCATGGCGCCCAGAAAGCCGATATGGCGCAGGTAGTGTTTGCCTGGTGTGGGGTTGCCCGGTGAGTCCGGCAGGTAGATCGAGGCCGACCGCTTCTTGTACATCTTGCGGTTTGCCAACTCGGCAAACTCCGGCACCACCTCATGGGGCTCGGCAAACAGCATGCCGTCGCGCACCTCAACGCTCTTGGCCCAACCATAAGCGGGGCCGTTCAGTTTCGGGTGGCCAATGACAAGAGGCGCCTCATGTAGCTTCCGATCGTAGCTATCGACGATCTCCTGCAGGACGGCCTCGGTGAACTCCACCGCGCGACCGTCCAGAGCGACGTGCTGGCCGGCGGGGAGAATGGGCAAGGTGGCGCGATGTGATGTGTTCATGGGGCCAGAGTGAGCCCCGGTGGCGGGAATGTAATTTGTACCAGGGCAAAACTTGAAATCAGCCGATTGCCGGCGGATACGTCAGCGCGCCCCTGAACGAGTGCCCGTAAACGCGTTTATAAACGCTATTCCTGCGCCGGACGGGGTGTCACTCGGTAAACGGTAGCGCCTAAGGGCCTCAAAACGCGCACAGAGGCCCGTTTGCGACCATCAGCTCAAACGGCGTTTCAGGTGGTCGCGGCACAGCGCGATGATCTCGTCGGCGTCTGCGTCGGATATACCGAGGAACGGGCGTGCTGCAATCGTTCCCCAAGGGATTGGCCCACCACGCTTGGTCTTGCCGAACTGTCCTTGCTTAGCGCCGAACTGGTGAATGGCACCGTAGATGCGATCGGTGCCCACAAACAGATCGCCGTCCTGGATCTGGTACGAAATCTGGCGCGCCAGGTGCCCTGAACGCTGCAGGATCTTGCCGGGGTTGGGTTCCTTGTTCGCCAGGTAACGCGGTGACAGCGCCTGCCAGGCCTGTCCATCTGGGCCTTTCTCATCGCGGAATCGGTCGCGGGTGCTGTTGATCAGGTACTCGCCGATATCCCGCTGCAGGCGCTGTGGCTCCTGCAGGAGCTGCAGGGCATCGCGCAGCGCCGCGATGGCCTGTTGGTTGTCCAGTTCAAGCTCTACCTTTGCACCGGCCATGGTTTATACTGCCTCCAGACTGTGAGCGTTCAGACGGCCGGGAAACCGCCAGCTCCGGCTCGGGCCTCTGCGGAGTCCTGTACGGTGGAAGTGGCGTCCACCCTGAGCGTTCACAGTTGCCCCTCCAGCAATACCAACTTCCCGTTATCCACGTCCTTGCGCACATTCTGCCAGTCGATCAGCGAGCCGCTGCGCACGGCGTTGGTCCGCTCATTGCCTTTCAGCCGATAGTTCACCACCACAACCAGCTTGCCGGCCTCCCGGCGCTCAGCTGGGAACACGTACAACAGGGTGTTGGCCGCGACGTCCAATAGCACCGCCTGCGGCGAGGCCAGCACGGCTGGCAACTGCGCTAGTTCGTCCACATTCAGCGCCTTGGGTGCGCCAGCAGCGGTGGCGGCCGCTGCCTTGCTGCCGCGCAGCGTATGCAGCACGCTGGCATCGTTCATGGTGATTGCTGCCGTAGCCGCAACGACGCCCGCCGTTTGCATGCCGCTGACCACATTGGGGCTAAGCGTGCCCACCACCAGCTGGCGGCCACGCGGCTTGCCGTCATCCATCACTTGGGTGAGCATGCGCCGCCAGTCACTGGCCAGCGCCTGCTGCACTGCCGGGTACAGCACTAGCTCGCGGCTGGTTGCGGCGCCCAGGTCCGCCGGCAGTGCCGGCACCTTCTCCAGTACGTGTTGCACCTGCTGCTCAAAGGCGCTGCGGCCGGGCGCGTAGTTCCAGCCGGCGTCGATGCCTTCGGGCACGCTCACGCGCTCGCCCTTGTGGACGATCTGCCGTTCGTTCAGCGGCGGCGCCTGGTCCGGGCCGCTCTTGCCGAGGCGGTCGAGATCCCGTTGGTTCAACGCGCGCACACCGCATTGGCAGCCCCAGCCATTGGGCGGGTAATGGGTTTGCCACCATGGGTCGTCTGCAGAGAGCACCAGGCCGTCCCACGCCTCATGCTCCGGCCGAGGGGTGATCACTGCATCCGAATGAACGTACATCCAGAACGGCCTGTCTTCCTTCACTGCCTGCAGCTGCTGGTAGCGGCCGGCGGCATAGCTGGTGCGCAGGTTGGTTTCGTATATCACCCGTGAGCGCCAGCCACGGCCGCCCTCGGGGTCCCAGCCGTAGTTATCCAGCACGGCGTAGAAGTCCGCGCGGAAGCGCTCCAGGGTGTCGCCCTCGCGCAGGTTGCGGTTCAGCACTGCATGTATGTCGCTGACCATGTCCAGGCGGTGGCCACCGGCAATCACAAACGCCTGGTCGTGTGCTGCCTGGCGCACCTGGGCATAGTCCACGCTGGGCAGCTTGCGCTGCAGAAACTGGATCTGCTCGTCGAACGGCAGGCTGCCGTAGGTGGCCGGGGTCGCCATCAGCGCACCTCGTCCTCAATGTCGTTGCGCCCGGCCAGGCCGGCCAGCGCCAGCGCCTCGGTCATGCGGGTGCTGTACTCGTCCAGCGACAGGTTGGGTGCCAGGCGCAGCAGCTCGTCACGCATGCGGTCAGGTGATGCGCCGGCCTCTGCCAGCTCGGCCAGCTGTTGCGCCCAACTATCAACAGCCGGTTGCACCTGTTGTTCGGTGCGCTCCAGCATCGCAGACGCCGGGTCGCTCGGCTCGCCAGCCTCGGCAAACTGGGCCGGGGCGGCAGGCGGCTCGGGCGCGGGCTGCTCTTCCAGTTCCACGCCGTAGGTGGTTTCGACGTATTGGCGCGTCGGCTTGAAGCCGGCCATGCGGCTGACTTTCTCGTCCCGATCGGCGCGGCCGTTCAAGTCCTCTGGCTCTTCCACTACGCGGTACACGCGCGGCGGTACCGCACCAGGGAAGTTCCATTCCGTCAGCCAGCGCACCGGCCCATCGTTGAATGACTCGCACACCAGGTCTGCATCAGCCTTGATCAGATCCAGGCGCACATCGCCCTGCAGGTCATCGTTGCCCAAGCGGCCGGGCGTGCCCTGGCTGCTGGCGGTCTGGCCCACGGTGACCTTGGCGATTGCCGCGTCCATGGCCTCACACAATGCCTTGTAGTCGGCGGTGCCGTTACGGGCAGTCTCCAGCAGCTCAAGCGCCATGCCCTTGGGGATCAGCACGGTTGAGTCAGTGCGGATGGCCTCTCCAGCCTCCAGCAGCTTGCGCTTGTCCTCTTTGGTGGCGGTCTGCGGGTCGAACTCGCCCTTGGCAGTCGGCATGCCGTACTTATCCAAGAAGATCATCCAGAACTTGATGCCGTTGCGCTTGAACAGCACCGGCCAATACAGCCAGTGGGCCAGGCCCATGCCGTAGGGCTCGTCGTCGTTGTCTGCGCCGGTTGCGTAGTGCCAGAAGTACGGGGCCGGGCACGGTACGCCGTTCATCATGTTGTTGGGCGTCAGCAGGCGCAGCTCGCCCTCGGGGCTGTAGCGGAAGCGGCGGCGGTTGCGCACCTTGATCGCTTCCCAGGTGATGTAGTTGTCGTCACGGCCATAGATGATCTCGGCCACGGCGTAGCCGTAGAACACGCCATACAGCATGCGCTCGGTCACCCGATCCCAGCCGATGCGGTTCAGCTGCTCACGCAGGTGGTCGGCTGCGGCCTGGTCGATCGGGCGATCGCCGCCCGCGTCGACCTGCCACTCGCG